TTCTTGCGCCTTGCGCTGGTTGTCTAGGAATTTAAAATATTCGTCATTGAGTTTTTTCATCTCAGCAAATCCTTTTGCGGATTCGCCGTAAGTTTGCATAATCAATGAACGACCAGCCATGTTTTGCAAAGCCGCGCCAAGTGCATCAATAGCCTGTCCCGCACTGAAAGCATTGCTAGCAATGAAATTCAAAACCTTATTTAACAATGTCAGCTTCGGAAACATCTCCTCCGACATTTGACTATTGATTGCCCGCAAACTTGGACCAAGTGCTTCGACCAAAGCCAATTGCAATTTGCGGACTATTTTTTCAAAGTTCCCCCACGTTTCCGCGCCAGCTTTAACGGCTTCGACTTGCGCCAATGTTGCTTGGCTGGTTGTTTGCATTTGTTGAGCAAACGCATCAAACGCCACGCCCTTTGCGGCTTTGGAAAACAACTCCATTGCTTTTGCGTTGCGCGTAATTGGGTCTTCAATGCTTTCCAACCCTCTTAAGGCTTTGCCCAACAATTCTTCTTGCGACAATGTGCCAATGTCTTTAAACGACACGCCCAACGCTTGGAATGTTTTTTGCGCTTCAAAAGAACCGTTTGCCGCTGAATCAATAAATTTTGTAAACGCGGACAGCATAATGCCAGCTTTGTCGGCATCGCCTCCAGTGTCTTGCAATGCTGAACGCAGTTTCACAACTGTGTCAATGGCTACATTGTTGGCATCAGCAACATCGGCAATATCATCAGCATATTTGATGGCCGCAATAGACAAGACCGTGAAAGCAGTGGCGGCGTACTTGCCATACTCATCAGCTTTGGCGGCAAATTGTTCTAGCTTCTTGCCAGCGCGGTCAATGCCCATGACAAATTCGGCACTGTCTAAGCCTAAAACAACACCCAAGCGACCAAGCATATTAGCCATTGTTCACCCCAAATCTGTCTGCGGAAAAGCCCGGTGCTTGCGTCATGAACGCCAATAATTGCTCATTGGCTTGTTGTTTCAATTCCTCTGCACTTAACGGCGGGTAGAGGTAATCATACGCACTACCAATAATGTTGGCTAGCTTATACGCTGGTGAATTAGCCGCCCGCATATAGTTAAACACGCCATTTGTTAATGCGCCAAGCAGGTTAATAGTGGCTCGGTTGCCCACCATGCCATCAGCGTACATTGTCTGTATTTGTGCCATTGTCATGTCATCCAACCCCGCTATTGTTTCTTGTGTATGCCCATTGAAAATCATCGCGGAAACCACTTGCTTTTTCAATGAGCCAATCAGTTTCCCCGCGCTTCCTTATATGTTGGGCTGATGGCTTCGGAAATCTTTTCCAACATTTGCATCTGCACCGACATTGGGAATTCAGCTTTTATTTCTTCGTAGGTCAAATCTTCCAGCGTTTCGTTTTCAACTTCTGGAACCAGCAACTTAAAGAATTCAGTGATTTGAATTTCCACTTGAATTTTCTGCTTTGCCGCCATACGCAATGACCGACCCTCAACCAACACATCGTCATCAACAAAAGTGAATTCTGTTGCGGTGTCTTTTACCGCTTGCAAAGGCGCAGTCATTTCTTGGAACGCCGCCTCTACTTGTTCCGCATCTGGTTCGGCAATGCGCCTGTAAATTTCATCGGATTCGTGAACGTATGGCACACGAACTTTAAACGTGTGTCCACCAAGCTCAAATTTGCGTGTAAAGATTTTGTTTTTGTTTTCTTCGTATCGCTTGCCAAGCGCATTTGTTAAGCGTGTCATGTCATGTCCTCTTGAATTGTTGTATCCGTCTGCCTAAAACTCTGCCCAATGTGTTAACTGTTTCTTGCGCCATGCTTTCCAAGGCTGGTCGCAAATATGGTTGTGGGCCATTATGTGCCGAGCCAAATTCTTGTGACATGGCGCGAGCATCGCTTTTAAAGCCTTCAAATGCCGCCGCTTGTTCTGCGGTTGCGCCCATCTTCAATAATCGTCTGCGCGATTTTATCAAGCCAGCGCCTTCACTCATTTGGGCAAGTTTTTTTCCTGATGCGGTGGTGACTGTTGCAATCACTGTATCTGTTTGCGTGATGTATTTGCTTCGGCGGTCACGTTTGCTTGGTCGCCGCGCTTCAATTTGTAAAGACAATTTTAAGCCGCCAGTGTCTATTGGTGCGTTGGCTTGCGCCCTTGACAATACTGGTTTCATGGCTTCGCGCACCGATGGCACAAGCACTTTGCTGGTGGCTTTTTTGTCGCCAATCTCGTTGGCTAATTGTTCAAACGCTTGGAATACGCTTCCAATGCCTTCCAGCTTTATTTTTACGGACATTTAAAGCCTCCATGCGCCGGGTTTAATTAGGCGATGGAACAAAAGTTCATTCAATTCTTTGGCGTATTCCACCACTTCTTCGGGTGTCATCTTGTCAGCATGACGCGCCGCAATCTCATGGGCGAGACTGACAGCGGTCATTTTTTGCTGTGTGAACCCAAACCAATCCTTGCGGCTTTCGGCTTGTGTCACCAAAAAGTTAAGCAAGTCGTTGGAATTCTGTATTGTCGTGTCTGTCATTTTTTACTCTGCGGTTTGTTCAACAACAGGGGCAACCACTGGGTTGTATCGGGCAAGAATTGTCAAAGCAACAAATTCAGCCGTGTCGGGTTTTGCTTTTGCAAGCGCCGTAGCCACCTCGCTAGCTTTCACTTCCAACCCTTGAGCCACCGCATCTAAGGATTGATAAGTGGTCGCCAACACTTCAACAGCGTCAGCGACCTTCATTAGGAATTACTCCAGCCGTACTGATTGCCACGCGGGTGAATGGTAAACACACACTTGGCTTCCGCGCCCGGCTGTGCATCAATTTGGAATTGACCCACGCGACCATTAAACGCATAAGCCACGGTGTTTGTGCCGTCATAAGCAGAAACAACATAGGTGCGGTCAATCGTGCCGTTGTACGCATCGCCGCGAATCAACAACAAACCAGCATCGCTCGGATTCCAAGCCGCTGTAATGGTCATTGAAGTCGGTGCGGATTGCGTAGGAATCTTGTCGCTTTGGCGTGAACCAGCGACCATGAAATTCGCCACGGCATCATCTTGACCAAACGCGGGTACTGCTTCCACGTTAAGTTGTGTGCCGCTTGCGCCTGTACCGCCAGCACTTGTGCCAACAATGGTTGCAACTTGCGCTGTCCAAACCGCCAAATTAGCAGTGGTAAACGGCGTGGGCGTGGCTGTTGTTTGCATCCACATTGCGGCTGAAAAGCCGGGTAAAACTTTGTTTGGTAATGCCATTTTGTTTCTCCTGATTAAGCAGTGTTAGACCAGCCATATTGATTGCCGCGTGGGTGCAAAGTGAAAACCGCTTTGGCCTCTGCGCCGGGTTGTGCGTCAATTTGAAATTGTCCTACGCGGGCGTTAAAGGCGTAATAGACCGTTCCAGTACCATCGGTAGCGGACACCACATAAGTGCGGTCTACAGTGCCGTTATACGCGTCTGCGCGTACTTGCAGAATCACGCTGTCGCTTGGATTCCATGCGGCGGTGATTGTCATGCTGGTGGGTGCGCTTTGTGTCGGGATTTTGTCCGATTGACGCGAGCCAGCAACCATAAAGTTGGCAACAGCATCATCTTGTCCAAAAGCGGGAACTGCTTCGACCAGCATTTGATTGCCTGAGATTGCGATTGCGCTGACATTTCCCAAGGTGCTAAGTTGGGCAACGGTCAATGGCGTTGGTGTCGCGCCTGTCTGAGCATATAGCGATGCGCTAAAACCCGGTAAAACTTTTGCTGGTAACGGCATTTCGTTTCCTTCCGATTGATTGCTGAACGTGTCTTATGTTGGAATGTCTAGCGTACAGTCCAAAAAGACTTGCGCTAATTTGTCGCTGTTGTCGTATGAGTTATACAGCCATTGCACATCGGCTTTGGAAATATAAAACCCATTTGTCACGCCGCCAAACAAACCACTGTATCCATGCAAGGATTGTAGTATTTGATTGGAAATTGTGAAGCCTTCTTCTATGACTTGCGTAAAGATGCTAATTTGGAAAACAGGGCGGTCAATGCCTTTGTTATTTTGATTTTGACCTGTGTAAACATCTTGGTGAACATTTCTTAACATCCATGTGATGAACTTTGGCTGTGTTGCAAAGTTGCGATTGAACGCCGCATATACAGGCACGGGCGTGACGATGCTTTCCAATTGGAATTGGATGGCTTTGCCGTATTGGACTGGATTTTGTTGGGTTGCCATTACACCGCCACCACAGGGTCATTGCGGACACAAGTCAATTGTGCAAACTGTCGGTCATTGGTTTCGCGCACGTTGTCAATTCGCCAATCGTAGCCGCGCCAGCTTATTGAATAAGCGTTTTGATTGTCCACGATGGTTTTGACGTTTGGCGTGTAGTTAACAGTCATTTGCACAATGTCAGAGTAGACCCTGTATTTGTCAGATATGCGGACGTTGTTTGACACATCAGCAACAGTTGCGCGTGTATTGAACCAAAGCGTTTGTGTGGTGCTTTGTTCGCCAAAATCACTTTTGCCAAAAGACAATGTATTGACGGCGATGTTTTCATACCGCGCTACCATGTCACATCACCAAAGGTTTGTATGGGCGCAAAAGCGTAGCCACCCCAAATGGGATGGGCTTGGTGTTGCCGTCAGTTGTGTCGCTTCGGTGGTTGTAAAGATGAGTTAACAACAGCTTGCCAGCGTGTTTGATGACTTGGTATGCCGCCAATGGATTGGCTGGTGCTACATAGTCGCACGACACAGGGCTGGTCATGTTTGGGTTTAGGTCGCTTGGCAGGGTTTGCAAAACTACCTTGTTGCCGCTGTTGTCGTAATAGTACGTGGCAGGGTCGACTGTAATCAATACAGGCGGCGTTGCATCATTAAAATACTTAACATTGGTAATGGTCACGCCGCTTGCTGGTGTGGCATTGTTCTGCGATACCTCGGGCAAATCCAAGGCCAATGGTGAGCCGTACAAACTGGTTGCGTTGTAATACACGCGATAGCTTGTGGCAAAGATGCTCATGCCCAAATAATCTTCAATTGCTTGCCGTGTGGCAATTTCCAAGCCTCCAAGGTACGTGTCTTGGCTTGTGTCATCAAACAAGTTAAGTTGTTGGCGAATCTCAGCAAGTGTTAACCATGCGGTCGTGTTATCACGCGCAATCTGTTCAAACTTTTCATAGTTGAATGGATTGCGCGTTGGTGCGCCAAGCGTCAGATAACCAAGCTGGTCAACAGACATGATTAAACGCCCACTAAGCGGATGCCAGCGAACGGGTCGCGCACTGTACTAGCAAGGCGTTTTTCTGCGTACATGGTAATAAAGCCGGGCGTTGTTTGTTCAAACGCTTGGACGTTCATTTCTTCCACATCAGCAATGGTCACAAAACTAGGCCAGTTTGCCAAATAAACGCTGAAATTACCTGCGCCAACAGTTTGCATATATGGATTTGCAATCACAGGGAAGCCAAAAATATTTTTTATTGCACCGCCCTCATTACTGCCCACTTCAGCAAATTCTCTGACTGCGGCTGTACCCGGTCCAAGGTTACGCAAGTCATGAATGGTTTGCGGGTGCATCATCCATGCTGTGCCGGGCAAATTCCAATATTGAGCAGGGAACAACCGTGCCATATCTGTAATTGCCGAATAATTTATTGCCGCTGTTCCTTGGGTAACAGTTGCAATGCTGTGTATGCCGTTTGTGATTGCTGTTCCGCTTGTGCCAAATGCAGAAGCCGCCGCACTGGTATACATATTCAAACCGCGCAAGCCGTCAACACCACCAGTGGTGGTGGTTGTAGAACCAGCTTGGTCGTTATTGATAATCATTGAATTGGCTTCTTGTGTGCCAAATTCTTGGAACAAATCTTGTACCAATGTTTCGTCCAAATAATTTACATCGGACAAAACAGCAGAACGAATTGGAAGTTGTGCCGTAATAACGCGGGTGGGCAACTGCCAAATGGAAGTGTTTGTGTTGGGTGTTCCGCTGTCAGGCGTGAACGTATAACCCCAAGGGTTTGCCTGTGTTGTTGCGTTACCAGTTTTAGCAACAAATTGCACCGCGCTTTGACCGTTGCGAACAACTTGTCTTGCTACTTGACGCAATGGATTGGCAAAACGCAAAGCGGCAAACGCATCATCAAATAAAGTGCGACCACCAACATTTAGACCAGAACCCGTAAGCGCAGACGCTTCGCGCAAGTCAATTTTGACCTTATCGCCTGTTTCAATTGTTTGTTTAAAGCCTGTCAGGATTCGTTCAGTAATGCTCATGGTGATTCCAAAAAAGGTTGCTGAAAAAAGGGTGGGAGATTTCTCCCCCACCCCAAGGCAACTATCAGGTTGATGTGCCTGTCGAACGATAGCGAACGCCAGCGTTAGGGTCACGCACAGAAGTTGCCAAACGCTTTTCACCGTAGAAGGTGATGAAGCCGGGCGCGGTCTGGTCGTAACGGCGCATGACCATGTTCAAACGGTCAACGATAGTGTGGAAACGTGACCAATCAGCAAAGTACATTGGGTAGAGGCTGTTAGTACCAGCCGCGCCAGTTGTACCTTGGAATGGGTTGTCCAAGTACTTGTTAATCACAACATCAAAGCCCAACATTTGGCCAATGATGCCATCAGGGTTCAAT